AATAACTCCTGGGCTACTAGGTGATACCCCTGTTCTTACTTTCTTTGCTGAAAAGAATTTACCCGATACGTCTGCCATATTAACTACCTATTGTGTCTAACCTTGCTAATTCTAATCTCCAACTATTCGCCATCAAATCAACATCCATTGCTACAACCATCCAATAATGGCCATCGTACTCAATGTTCTGATAGGGCTTAATCTCCAAAGGATTCGCTGCATCCCTTGGTAAAGTTAATATTAATCGAGGGTTTTGTTTCCCTTTAATGTTAGCCAACTCCTGCAAGAATACCTGCAACAACGGCAACTCCTCAACACCATCCCTAGACCATAGCTGAGAGTTAGGGTTACCATATCCTGCCAAGTCTAGTCGTATTGCACTACTAGAGTTCTCAGTATCTACATCGCCAATCGCAAACTTTACTTCAGGGTAGACATTAGAGTAGGACTCATCGGTTACAAACTTCTCAGAGATTGACTCAGTCGCAAAGGCATCGTTTTCTTCGATTTTAAGCGACATATTATAATACCCTACCGTGTACCTATCTACAGAAGCTAAGTTCGTTGTAAGCACCTCATATAGCCTTATAATGACCGCTCCATCTTCAGGAACAACCACATTGACAATGTCTACCTTATTCTTAGAATAGGGTTCGCCCATTGGGAACTGCATTATCGTAGGAGTATTCGTCCAAGTAAAAGTTACGTTACCATCGTAAGCCAAGTAGCTATTACCGATACGTATCTGCACTCCTGCATTTGTATTTACACGTTTTGGATCAACACCAGGAGTACCATCTCTAGGTTCAAAGATGTATTCTATTTGGAAGCTTAATTTATTTGCTAAATCCTGAGCAATAGGAATGTCCTGCCCTGTTCTTGTAGAGTCAAGCTCTAAGAATGATAATGCTGGGTCAGCTATCCCACTTACAGAAGAAGTGCCCCATATCTTAGCGTACTCTCCCAATGAATCAGATACATACTGAACTCTAGCAGGATTAATTCCTGTAGGATAAGATGAAGGTTGATTACTAGGGATAGCATTTACATAACTCCAAGCTCTTAATTGATATAGATTAGGATATGGAGCAACAGGAGATGTATAAATCCAAGAGTCTACAGAGAATGGCTCTTCGTAAATACCTCCTCGAGATGAGTAGTCTAGCACACCAAGCTCAAGAGTTCCTGTAAACTCTGTGTACACAGGTCTACCTGTTCTCTGCCCTGCGGTAAACTTGCAAGACACATCCATGCCAGGTGTTATTGTAGTTATGCCTTCAAAGTTTGCCTCAGTATCGTAGTTAAACAATCGGTAGCTATCCTTCGCTAACTCAGGCAATGAGATGATGTAGAACTCATTTCTCCATAAGAATACTCTGCAAAGAAATGGTTTTAGCAATGCCTCCAAGAATTCTGTTATATAAACAGAAGTGTTTTCTGCTATCTCGCCACCGCCATAATACAAAGGAGTTTCTCCATCCGTATATACTGCGTTAGCAGGAATTAAAAGCTGCTCAAATACACCTTCGTCTCTGTCAAGCCTAGTCTCGTATATTTCGCAAGCAATGTTTATTGGTCTTAGCTCATTAAAAGTTTGATTTAACGTGCCAAAGAAACCTGCAAGCATAGAGTTGGCTGCAAAGCCTTGGAAGTACTGTTCAATAACTCTTTTAGAATCAAATGAGTTAAGTCCATCAGAAGCAGTAAACTGCATAACTTCTTTAATTCCTACCTCATTAATTGTAAGCGTAGAGTTGTTGATGTATCCTTTCCAGAATAGCACAGAGTTAATTATCACTCTTACCTGCCACTTTCTATAGCCTCCTTCAAGTAACTCAAAGTACTCGTCACGCATTCCGACAAGTCCGAAGTTAAAGAATGACCTAACTAATGGCTCAATCTCCTCTGCTCCAAAGTTTCCCCATCGGAATGAGAATCCTGCTGAGTCTTTCTGCGTAGCTGTACCTGTATATCCGTATTCGTAGATTTCTATTCGTACTAAGTTTAAGGACTGATCCTCAGTCTCAGAAAAGTACTTTAGCTCGTAATCAGTATCTGTTGGAGTATAAGTTCCCGTAAGAGTAACTCTCAGCTTTACATCCCTTGTAGGCATAGTAAATGTCCAAGGGTTTGTTCCTGAAGTCAGAAAGCCATTGTTGATGTTATAAGAGCTAAAAGAAAATCCGTTGTCAAAGGTGCCTAGAATTGTTAAACTAGTTCCTTCCTCATAGAATTGCTCTACTGGATTCCCATTGACAGTTATTGTCCCTGTGCCACCGAATAGTCCCCAAATGAATCTGTATTGTGCCATTGGTCAAAAATACGAAAAAAAATAGGGAATCTCTTGACTTGTAAATTCTAATGCTCTAATATTGAGCCATAGTTATTTTGGGTAATATTGATGATAAAGGACTAGGTTTCTGACCTAGTCTTTTTTTTTACCTAATTCCTCTGCGGATTTGGGCTTGCTCCACGAAGAAAAGCAAGTCATCAGGGCCTTTAAGCATGACCTCCACCCCGTACATTGATGAGCTTACTCTTGCACCTGAATAGTCCATAGAAGGCACTTGTGGAACAATAATTCCGTTAGTGTTAGGAACGAATAGCTCAGGTCTTTTCTCTCCTACGATGTATGCTCTGCCCTTAGACACAGGGCCACCGAACTCTCTTCGGTTTGTGAATGTAGAGCCTTGGCCTCCCGATGTAGAACCACCTGATGATTTACCAAATGCTGAACTAATTAATGCAACTGCACCTGCAATTAATACAGGAAGAACAGCTAAACCAACAGGTCCTAATCCTTTTGCAGTTTCAGTAGCTGAAACAATTGCATTACCAGAAGCATCTTTTAGATTTGAAGCAGCATTAGAATTTGCCGCTGCTTTTTTAGCTAATGATTGTTCAATTATTGCTTGAATAATCTTAGGTGTTGATGAAAGCAATGTTGTCACAAATCCTCTTAATGCTCTATCTCCAATGTTTAATGATGCAGCTATTCCTGCACCAAGAGAGCTAAAAGCGTCAACTATAATTCCTAGTTGGTTTTGTATTATTGGTGCTTCCTCTTCTAATTGTTGAGTTAAATCACCTAATGGTCTTTCTGTTATTATACCCTGACCTTTTATTTTATTTAATTCGGCATCAATAAATTCTTGACCTGTTGTTCCAACCTTACCCCCTTCTTGTAATCTATTAAATTGCTTTAGTAAAGCATCTCTATCGCCTGATCTTGGAAGTCCAATAGCAGGAAGAGCATTTATATCTTCAAAAATTCTCTTTAATTCTTCAGCTTGTTCTGTGGTTTTTGTAGTCTCGTCTAATGCAATTTTTAAATTATCAGATATTGATTTTGTTAAAATCTCTCTCTGAGTTTCAATTTCTAGTAATCTGGCTACTTCAGGATTTTGATTTTTTAAATATCTAATGCTATTTTCATTAGCAAGAGCAACTTCTTCTTGTCCTTGTTTCCTAAATCTATTTACTCTCTCTTCAATTTCTGAAATTTTATTTAAAACCTCAATATTTTTTTCATTGGTTTTAAGTATTCTTTCTTCATCGTTTAAACTTACTATTTTTTGAACGTCAGATTCCGCAGTCGCTTTAGCTATTAATAAACGAGTTGCTTTTTCATAAGCATCACCAACCTTACCAGCTAAAATAGCTTCAGTAGATAGGTTTTTAAATAAGTTAGGAGATATTTCATTAGCACGCTCTATTGCTTTTAGTCTTTTATCACGTTCTAATGTTTCATCTTCAATTATTCCTTTTAAAGCATTTAGCTTTATTATTTCATCATTAGAATTTTTAATTCCTTCTAATTGAGATGATTGAGATTCGTTTAATGATTTTCTATAGGCGTCTATTGAATCTTTAACTTCATCAGTTGCTTCTTTTGCATCGAAAAGTCCAAGGCTATAAGCTTGCCAAGCAGCAGTCAAAGCGGATACCGCAAGAATAGCAAGGTTAGCAGGCTGAATTAATGCACTAAAAAATTGAGATAGTTTTTGACCTGCAGTAGTTGCTTTACCTCCTAGAGCGGAAAATTGTTCTCCAAAACTTTGAAGGTTGTTCGCTACACCAATAATACCGAATGGAGCATCTTGAATAATTCGGCTAAATGCAATAGCTGAACCAGTAGCAGCACCTGCTGAACTCTTTAGATTTTGAAATGACCTAACAGCTGGGGCAGAAAAAGACTTACCTAATGCATTTAATCTAGCTAACTCAATATTTGTTTGTTCTAACTCTGCATTAAAGCCAGCAATCTGCCGCTCGTTTGTAGCTTGTGCAAGAGAAACCTTTAACTGCTTTGCTTTAGCAGTAAGCTGCTCGATTATGCCTATCTTTCTCCTAAAGCCTACATTAGACTTTTCAGAATCCGTAGCGGTTTCTGATTCAAAAGACTTTAAGGTCTGCTTTGCCTTAGCCAAGGCTGATTGCAAACCTTGAATATCGGCAGTTAGGCGTATCTGTAGCTCATTCATAGGTCAAAAATACTAATTTTTAGCCATCTTATCTAAGAAGGCTGACCTACGTGCTTTGACCAATTCGGAATCTAACTTCTTGCCACCCATATCAGTAGGCAAAGGAAAGTATTGTTGAATAGACTTGTTAGGACCTTTCTTAGGGATAGATGTGTAAACTTGGTACGCAACCAATCTGTATTTCTCCCATTCCCTTGCCTGAGCATTTTGATGACCTCGCAAAGTAAGTATTGTCTCCGCAAAGGTCATTTCATAAAAATTTCTAGGAAGTATGCCTACTTCACCGAATATTTCTTGGCAGATGTCAAGCCAAGTTAATTTTTTTTTTCAGCGACAGAATTTGTCGTTGATTCCATTTCTGTAATAGCAGGCAAGTCAACACCCATAGATGACCAAAAAGTTGTCCATACGGTGTAAACATCTTCCTCATTCAAATCAGCAATCCACTCTCCAACCTGCTCTTGTGTAGCAGATTCATGGAAGCCTACAACGTAGTCATTACCAATTATTCCTGCATAAATAAGGGTTTTTACTAGCAGATAATGATTCTTTTCGTTAAGCTTCATTATTCTTTTTAGCAAGTCTTCTGTCTCAAAGTTTGCTTGCTCGCCATTGTAAATAATTCGAGATAACTCGATGGCTGAAAAGTTATTAAATCTTAGAGTACGCTCTTGGCCCCCGATGTTTAGTTTCATGATTCCTGTCATGCCGTAAATTTAGTAATTAATGGCAACAAAAAAAGCCCTCATGAAGAGGGCCTTTAACTAAACACAAACACGTAAAACAGGAAATTAGCTGAATATTGCGTCATCGATTGGACCAGATCCTGTAATAGATACAGAGAATGTCTGATATTCGGGAGCGGTTGCGGTTTCGTCAAACTGAGAGATAAACCCTCTACCAAATCTGATGTAAGAAGAGTCAAGAGACTCAAACTTAAACTTCTTAACATCTCTTGCGATTGTGTAACCGAAGATGTCTTCAGCAGAAACTTCAGATGCACCAGGGTTAGTGTTTACGTCTCCTTCAAAAGACATACTCCAAGAAGCAGTAGATGGCAAGTTTCTCACGAAGTCACCAGTACAATCGTTATTAATTTCAGTAGCACCTACAGAGATGGACAATGACTTGGAAGATGTGCATACCGCCAATTTCCAAGATGGGGTGGATGTTGCAGAGACGTCTACATACACACCAATGTCTTTACTAAATAATTCGTTAGCCATAGTCGTTATCAATTATTATATCAAATGTAATAGAATTTATCAATTAATCAAAGGGCACCACAATGTGGAAGTAAGTCCTGATATTGCGGTAAATCCAATATTCTCCTGTACGTAACTGCACATTGTTTGAGGATGTAAGCCTTGTTTCTCCAATCTCCCAACCATAGGCATTGATGTTAATATCATCCATGTCCATCGGGTTGATTATTGCGTCAATATCTTCTGCAATGTCAAATGCCTGATCCATGCCTGTAGGTCTGGTAAATCCTGTTACAATGTCAACAGTTACCTCAGCGTTAAACTTCTTGCAGGTGGTATTCTGTATCTCGTTAGTAGTAATACTAGAGATAATTACATACGGATAGGCTGCATTCTCAGGAATAGCAAATGCATCGTATATCGGCACACCAATCTCTGGGTATAACGCCTGATAGTAGCCTGACTTTAATGCCTTTGATAAATCCATAGTCAAAGATACGTTTTTTTAACGATTGATAGTAAATCCAAAACTTTGCCCTGCTTGTCTGAACGTCAATCTGCATCGGCAGTTGATTGTGTTGTTCATAGTCGCTCCTTGGGTCGAATCACCTGGGTAAGCTAAAAGTTCACCTTTTATAACGAAATTGTCCTTAATTGGTATGAAGAATTTAGGGTCAGTTATGAAATGAGCATCCCTAGTTCTGTCATCACGGATAGCTTTCCATGCCTTTTCCCAAATCAATCCTGAGCTTTCCAGGGCTAGTATCTGAGCCTTGCTCATGGCATTGGTAGTCTCTGTGCGTGCAATTGTGTTCGCTCTTAACTGCAAGTCTATCTGCCTAATAATCTCTGCAATTTTAGAGTCGTCTAAACCTTTGGCTCTGCTATTAGATATTAAGTCAGTTACTCGCTTAACTCCTGTGGCTAATACTTCTGCAATTCTAAGGTTAATGTAGGTGGCTAGAAAGCCATCCATTAGCCTACGCCAAAAAGATGTCATCTCACCTACCTGCTGAGGTTTTAGAACACTTGCCATCTCATCAAAAATGTCCTTAGTCTGTATTTCTTGGTTGGTCTTAGGGGCAACAAGCTCGTTCCATATTAGCGTACCCTCATCCTGCATTATAAGCTGATACATGGCTTGATAAACCATCTTTAGACCATTATCATCAACCTTGCCGATGTCTTGTCCTGACTCAAGTAAAGTAGCCATTTCATTATACTGCTCAATCAACGCTCTGCGGATTAGTCGTGCAAATCGTTTTTCGAAGTAGGAATGCCTAGCTAAAAATACGGAGTCAGCGTATTTCATTTTGCTCGCTCGTAAATTTCAACTGCACCCCATACAACCATAGCAGCAAAAGAAGCTGCCAACAAGTATGCAAAAGGTCTGTTGATGTAAATAGCTAATTCTACAATCCCTGAACAGATTGCTAGGCACAGACACGCTAAAGCTGTAATCTGTGCATAATCCTTAAGTTTAATCATGTTTGTTGTATTAGTTTCTTGATGTTAGCAAGAGTCTTCTCAAACTCTGTTCTAGCGTTCTTGTATAGAAAAGACCTAGCAGGTAATGGATAAAAAGGCTGTTGATTTCCTCTAAATTGACTAGCATATTCTGCTAATCCAAATTGTTGAAGAAATGATTGGTCAACTCCTGCACCTGTTCCAAACTCAATGTAGGGAGCGTAATTAACACCTTTAATACCTCCTGCTTTTACAATCCAGGTTAATCCATTATTTGATGCAACCGACCTAATGGTAGACTGCAAAGCACCTGTATCAAAAGCTACATCTCTTTTAGCATCAGCTTCAGTTCTTTCAGCCCAACCACGAACCTCCTTGTAAATACCTTGCTGAACTTCCTTAGAGTACTTATCAAGGTCTTGTAACAGAATATTAATTCCGCTTACCTTAACTTGGACTGCCATTTCTGTTTGTAGTTTCCATTGCAGAGAACGCACGGATAGTAATGTATCTTCTTAGTGGGTCAACCTTTGGAGCCATAGAAGTAAAGTAAAATCCTCTCCACTCAATCTGATCTCCATTGATGATGGCAACAGAAGGGTTGTAGCGGATTACCACTTCAATCAATGTACCCAGGTCTTGCTTCTGCACAACAACATCTGCACTAGCACTAATCTCCCTAACACTTGCCCCCTTTGGCTCGTAGTAAGTAGACACGGTGTTAATCAACTGACCTGTAACAGGGTTTTGCGTTTGAACTGACCGCTTAAATACTACCTTCTCTCGCATCATGGGAATACAATTCTTCTGTATGGGTTAACAAGCAATTTCACCTCACTCAACAAGTCAGGCTTAGAGTACTCTTCTCTGTATTCGTAATAATGGTAGGCTTGACGATAGA